CTGTTAACTACACCGTGCAGCATACCTTCGATGGTACTACATGGTTTGACCATCCAACCATAGCAAGTAAAGGCACTAATCAGGACGGCAACTATGCTTTTCCTGTACTACAAGTTCGCCTAACAGTAAACTCAGGGGGTGGTACGGCTACTCTCACGCTGATTCAGGCGGGTAAACCCTAATGCCCTATGTGGGTGGTTGGGGTACTGGGCCTTGGGGCACTGGGCCTTGGGGCACAACAGGCGCCGTTATTTCGTATGTAGGGTTTACAGGCGTTGCCAATCTCGCAAACACTTCGACAGGAACGGCGATTAGCGTTGTCGCTAATGCCTATAGTGATTTTGGTGATGACGTAGGGGACCACGGTGTTGTTGATCTATACACCACATATGTACCGCTCCCCACTGATTCCTTCATATCTATGGAGTCTACAGGATACGTCCTGCAAGAATCCGACAGCAAAATTTACCTAGAGACCTAATCAATGCCTGACACAAAAATCTCAGCAATGCCCGGTGCAGCTACCCTCACGGGTACAGAGATTGTGCCGTTGGTTCAAACTGGGGCTAATGTTCAAACGACAGTAACCAATTTTGTTGGGCAGGCTCTTGACGTTACTCCTGCCACGATACCCAGAGGTGGTACCAACCTAACAACCTACACGCTGGGGGATACTCTCTACTCCTCTGCTGCGAACACGTTAGCAAAGCTGGCGGGCAACACCACCACTACGCAGAAATTCTTGACTCAGACCGGCACAGGTGCAGCTTCTGCTGCACCTGTATGGAAAGCGCTTAGCCCATCTGACATAAACACTCAGTACGGTGCGTTTCATTACGACTATACCACTACCCTGACAAGCACTATTAACGGTACTGTTGGTACTATTCCAGTTGTCTCCACGACAGGTTTTTCTTCGACTGGTGCACTCATCATTGGTAACGAGATTATCACGTACACGGGTATTACAGCTACTTCGTTTACCGGGTGTACTCGCGGGGTAAATAGTTCAGTAGATAGCACACATACGGCTGGTGCTTATGTAGGAGGAGCGCAGGTTGCTACAGCAAACACGGCTACTTTGCTTCAGATCAATACAGTCGATCTCAGTAATGGTGTGTCGCTTAACACTACGACAAATGAGTTATCGGTAGCAGTAGCAGGCACGTACAACCTCGCTTTTAGCATCCAACTATTTAACACAGGTAACAGCCAAGATTTTAGCAATGTTTGGTTCGTACTTGATGGGGCAAATATAGCCTCTACAGCGAGTTGGGCAACTACGGCGGCGAGATCGGGGCAAGTACCCGGAGCAGTAATTATGGCTGCTAATGTGTTTTTGACGCTGACAACATCCAATAAAGTCACTATGAAATGGTTAACTACCAATGGAGATACTTCCGTTGTAACCTATGCGCCTAGCGTAAGCCCGTCATATCCGGCAGCCCCTGCTGTCATCGTAACCGTCAATCAGGTGTCTTAATGGCTAAAGAAATCTGGGACAAACCAAGGCCGAAAGGATTGGGCAAACCGAAGAAACTAAGCTCGGCTAAAAAGACTGCGGCCAAGGCTATGGCTAAAAAAGCAGGTCGTCCGTATCCGAATCTCGTTGATAACTTAAGAGCTGCGAGGAAGAAATAATGGCTAAATCACCTGCATGGACTAGAGCAGAAGGTAAGAATCCGAAGGGCGGCCTCAATGCAAAGGGTCGCGCTAGTGCTAAAGCTCAGGGCATGAACCTGAAACCCCCCGCTCCTAAACCCAAAACAGAAAAAGACGCAGCTAGGCGTAAGTCATTTTGCTCCCGTATGAAGGGTATGAAAAAGGTTAATACCTCTGCTAAGACAGCTAAAGACCCTAACAGCCGTATAAATAAAAGTCTGCGTGCTTGGAATTGTTAACTAGGAAAAGCTATGGCAACTTACTTTACTCTCGATTTGGTGCCGCAAGGCGGTGGGTTGCTAGGGTCTCCTGTGTCTGTTGGAGTGGTAAACAACGGCACAACCTTTGCCGTTCCTATCTTTGAAGACGAAGCGTTAACTATACCACTGGCTAACCCCTTCAACATAACTACTACAAACATACACTTTTGGGTAGCTAATGGGGCAATAAGCTACGACATCCTTCTTAATGGGGGCAATCTTTTATCCCCTGTTACGATCAGCAACATCTGGACGTTACCGGGGCCGATCTGGGCTGATGTGTCTACATTTTGGGAAGACCGTGCCTCCGAGTGGGCGTACATTTCTCCCTACATTGTCGCCGTGGCTTCTCGGTCTGAAGAGGCAATGTGGACGCCAGACATGGCGGAAATCATTGAAGAAGCCTATGAGCGATGTGGGGTCGAGGTTCGTACCGGCTACCAATTCCGCACTGCTAGGCGCAGCTTGAATCTACTCTTTCAAGAGTGGGCTAATCGTGGGTTGAACCTCTGGACTATCGAGCAGGGCGAAATTCCTTTGAATGTCGGGCAGGTTGCCTATGAACTGCCGAATGATACTGTTGACCTGATAGAGCATGTAATACGCCAAAACCAAGGCAGTCAGTACAATCAGGTTGACCTGCAAATCTCACGCATCGCGGTGCCTACATACGCCACTATACCCAATAAACTCGCACAGGGTAGACCTATTCAGCTTTATGTAGACAGGCAAGCACCGACTCCGATTGTCCGAGTGTGGCCTACTGCGAATGTGACGGGATACACTTTGGTGTACTGGAGACTGCGGCGTATCAGAGATGCCATGAAGCCGGGGTATGGGCAGATGGATATTCCGTTTCGTTTCATGCCACCACTGATCGCTGGCCTTTCCTATTACCTGTCTTTGAAGGAAGTCAGTGCTACGAACAGAACCCCAATGCTCAAGCAGATGTATGACGAAGCATTTGATCTTGCTAGCCGTGAGGACAGAGATCGTTCACCAGTAAGGTTTGTGCCGAGGATTGTAGGGATTGGTAGCGGTGGCTGGTAATGTCTAAGAACTTCGCTTCTGAAAAAAAAGCCATAGGGCTATGCGATAGATGCGCCCAAAGATCCCCTCTTAAGAAACTGCGAACCTATGTTGTCAAAGGTCGGGTCATCAATCAAAGGGTTTGCCCTACGTGCTGGGACCCAGATCACCCGCAATTATGGGTAGGCATTATCGGTGCTCAAAAGGCAACTAACGATCCTCAAGCCCTGAGAAACCCTCGTCCTGACACTAACCTGAATGACAGCAGAGGGTTGTTTGCGTGGAATCCTGTCGCCACTCAGACCATAGCAACGACAGTCAATAGTGTTATAATTTCACAATTCGATTCATTCTCTGAAACCTAACGAGGTTAGTAAGATGGCTAAGACTAAATGGGAAGGTTCTGCTAAAGACGTTGCCCAAGACAAAAAACTAGCGAAAAAGCACAAGATGTCTTTTTCTGACTGGGAGAAATCTTCAATGGACAAAAAGCATGATACGCAGAAGTCCATGAAGGGTCTAAAGAAGGGCGGTGTCACCACTGCTGAAGCTAAGAAAATGGGCCGTAATCTGGCCCGCGTTGCAAATCAGAGGACAAAGTAATGCGTAAATCCAAACCTGTATGCTGCGATCATAAAGAAGGCAGCGCTGAGTACGCGGGTGTTAAACAAGTAGAAACCCCTAAAGGCAACGGCTATCCTGTAGAACTGACCGCAGAAAAAACTGTACAGGTTCGTGGTACTGGCGCTGCTACTAAAGGAACTAAAGCATCTAGCAAAATGGGCTAAAGATGAGCTTAACATACGCGCAGTTGTCCACCGCTATTCAGCAATACACTCAGGTCAATGAGACAAGTTTTATTGCTAACATACCTAACTTTGTCCAAAACACAGAGGTCATTGTTAACAATGCGGTGCAACTGCCTGCGTCTAGGCAAACTGCTACGCTTACGGCCACTGCTGGAAGCCAATATCTGACGCTTCCTACGGGATTTTTGTCGATGTTTTCTCTGGCAGTGTCTAGCCCCACAGAAGGCTACGTGTACCTTCTGAACAAGGATGTTAACTACATCACTGAAGCCTATCCATACCAGACCGCTCGCGGTCTCCCCGTTGCCTATGCGCTGAACAACGCATCTCAGATGATTCTTGGGCCAATCCCAAACAGTGCCTACTCCTTGGTCTTGAATTACTACGCTTACCCGCAGAGCATTGTAACCGCAGGAACTAGCTGGCTGGGAGAGAACTTCTCGAACGTACTTCTCTGGGGGTCTATAACAGAAGCCTATATTTACCTGAAAGGGGAAGCGGATTTGATCCAGACCTATCAGGCTAAATTCCAAGAAGCTCTGGCAGAACTGAAACAGCTAGTCGATGGCAAAGATCGTGGCGATACATACCGCAGAGGGCAAGTTAGGGATATGGTGACGTAATGGCTATTTACCAGACTGTCGTATCTACATTCAAAAGTGAACTGCTGAGCGGGGTGCATGACTTCGCTTCTGGCGGAAGCACTTTCAAAATTGCCCTGTACTCGTCTATGGCTAATCTTGACTCGGCTACAGTGAGCTATACCGGAACTACAGGTGAAGTTCCCAACGGAAGCGGATATACTACAGGCGGAAAGACGTTAACAGGTCAGTCTATTACAGCATCAGGAACCGTTAGCTTTGTTGATTTTTCTGATGTTTCATGGATGGGCGCGTCGTTCTCCGCCGCAGGTGCTTTGATTTATAATGACTCTGCTGTCGGAAAGCCTGCTGTCCTCGTGCTCAATTTTGGTGGAACCTATCTGTCTACTAGCAGCACTTTTACAGTGAGCTTCCCCAACGCAACTAGCACTACGGCGCTTCTGATACTTAACTAACGAGCATAAAAGGCCGCACAATGAAAGAAATATCTCTGTTCCTTACCGTCGATGAAGTCAACGCTATTCTGGCTGTGTTGGGTGATCTACCTACCAAGTCAGGGGCGTTTCCTCTGGTCATAAAGATCAAGGAGCAGGCTGAAGAGCAGGTAAAGTCTGACGAAAGCGAAGCGTAAGGAGTAACGAGATGGCCTTTGGCTTAAGTTCTAAGTCCTTGAAACGCCTTGAAGGGGTGCACCCTGACTTGGTGAAAGTCGTCAAACGCGCTATTGAGATCACACCTATTGATTTCGTAGTAATTGAGGGCTTACGGACGAAAGAACGCCAGCACTATCTGGTAGCCAAAGGTGCATCCCAAACCATGAACTCCTACCATCTCACAGGCCATGCAGTAGACATAGCGCCACTCGTAGATGGGCAAGCTAGTTGGGATTGGAAGTATTACCATCAGTTAGCCCCTGCTATTAAACAAGCAGCTAAAGAGTTGGGTGTAGACATCACTTGGGGCGGTGATTGGCGAAAATTCAAAGATGGCCCGCATTGGCAGATACCGAGATGAAATTAAACCCTTTAGCAAGTTGGCTGCTAGATAGACTACGAGAGAAATCTACATGGTATGCCGTGCTGGGCCTTTTGGCCGCCTTAGATGTTCACTTCAACCCTGAACTTACGCAAAATATAACCGAGTTAGCTGTAGCTGTCGCTAGTGTGATAGCTTTCGTAACCAAAGAGGAAAAATAAATGGCGTCTACTTATTCCCCCAATCTTCGCATTGAACTCATCGGTTACGGCGAACAGAACAACACATGGGGTACTACGACCAATACCAACCTTGGTACGCTGATTGAGCAGTCGATTGCTGGTCAAGCTGCTATAAATGTAACCGCAGGAGATGTACCCCTGTCGGTTGCCAATGGCGCTACTGACCAAGCTCGTCAGATGATTTTGGGAATTACAGGTA